GCCACGAACTCTTGGTATTGTTCCCCGTTGCTACTGGGGACAACAACCAGGTCGCAATCTTTAATTGCGCACCTGTAGACTTCGTCTGTGTACACGCCAACATCGCGATTTGCGGCTATGTCCGACTGCTGAAGCACTCGAATCATAATCTCACCCTGAGCGTTCAGGGGTGATTGTGTGCTAAAGATGTGGAAGCCGACGGAGACGATACGGTACCGGAGACCGGCGCCAGAAATCGCCGCGTAATCACCTGCATCTGCGTTGACAGTCGCTGGCGCCGCATTCAGGTTAAACCCTACTAGCGCTGCGTTACTGTACGTGTGCTGGTTCTTCAAATATGGATTGAACTCATGGTAAGCCATTCCCCCCGGGTCGGAGGAAATGGCATATCGACCAAGAGCTTTGAACGTAAACGTGTTCGATGAGTTTGCATCGGGAATCTTTGTCTGCCCCGCTTTGGGGTGAAATGGATTCACGAGTGCGTGGACGTCCCGTGTAGGGTCAAGTCCGCGCGGCACGGTGAGGAATTGGTTGGACCTGTTGGTCTTACCTTTCCCTCCCTTAGCTTTAGAACTGCGTTTGCGTGTTTTAGCCATTGCGATGATGTTTGTCTTTTCGTCACTCCACCGCAGTGACGTCGAGACGTGAAAGTGCGGCCAGGAATTCCGGCAGCCGTGGATGGTGTCGGACCTCTCGAATGAAGTCCAGCGCCAAGTCCGGCGTAATGGTTTTCCTAGTCGCCAAGCGAAATAGTGCTTTGGGCCACGAAAGTAGCCAGGACTTTCCAGTCGCAGTGTCAAAGCCGTGAGAGCAAAACTCGAAGTACCCACGCTCGCAGAATTTAATCCCGCGTGCATCGATACCAAGTTTGGAATAAAGCTCGATCACGTCCTCTAGTGACTGGTCATCGTCCCGCCAGCAAAGACCATCGTCGCCATTGGCAATAGGTGAGTTTCCGCGTGTCTCATAAAGAGTAGCGACTCTGCCTGTGCCATTGCCGATAGTGGTAATGCGTGAGCCCGACACCATCCCGCCAGGGATGATCCGTTCGTAAAGGGTTAACGCGCCCTTCGCGTCGCGTATCACGTAGACTGGGTTCTGAATGGCCAACAGGCGGTTCTCCAAGGCCCGCTGTGAACGCGGGCCCAAGTTCCGACAAGTCTTCATCCAGGTCGTCAGTGACGCGCTAGATCGTTGGTGAGACAGGGTTCGATCCCAACCGTGGACGTCATCCACGGTAGGAACCTTACCCGGGTTCTCGTCGCAGCGCGTTAAGTACACGCCGCAAAACTCCTCACTCAACGAATCGGAAAATCCAATCCCGCTGATAACCCCGAGGTGCGGATAACCACCATGCACCCGGTCAAGAAGGCTGCCAAAGAGCGCCAGTTCAACTAACTGGTCGACTATGGATACAGCAATGACGATCCGCTCTTTACCCCTCTTGCGGGAGGGATGCGGTTCGTTCTTGATGAACGGAGTGCAGGTATCGGCCAAGCCTTCAGCGAGCAATGAGCGCGCCAGACCAAAATGGTCGGCGTGGCGCTTCGGTGCTTCGGCTAGGTCGAAGAGACGGTCTACTGCCGTTTCGACGAGCTGGTCTTTGAAGGTTTCAATGACTTGCCCGTTCGTGGCGAAGTAGACTGAATAACCTCCTCCAGGATTGCCCTGAAGGCGGATTCGGTTAACTTGACCTCGGACGAAGTCGCGGACGACGCTCCGGTTGCCGGCTTCGAGACCGGGACAGACGTTCCAGTCGGGGAGCTCGGCTTCCTCTTGCGTCGCTTCGCGGGCTTCGACCGCGGTGGGGGGTTCGGATCCACCACTGGTTGCGTAGATGAGGCACTCCTTGAGGTCAGCGTCGTCGGGCCAGTAGTAGTCTCCAACTTCGTTGAAAAGCTTTGGTAGCCAGTCAGGGAGCTGGTGTCTAGACTGCTGTCTGACGAACGGAGCGGGTCCGTAGACTCGTCCGAAGGCTCGAATGCCTTGAGTGCTAACCTCAGCATCTCCGGAGAGATGCTCGAGATTGTTGAAGAGGGTGAAGGCTGCTCGGAACGGGCAGTGTCCCGCTGAGTCTTCAGCGGGACTGCCCGAAAATCCGGAACGGCCTTGGGTCCATCGGCTGCCGCCGGCGCGGTGGGAACCCTGACGGGCTCGACCACTGCTTCCGCTGCCTTTACGGCGGCGGACATCCCCTTCGCTTCGCGGGAACTCTCGTCGTCGACGAGGTTCGACCACGCGTCTGGCCGGTCCATCATGTATTCCTGTCGGGACACGAAATCATCGTACTCTTCCTGCTGGTCGCTGGTGAGTGTCGTGAAAAGTCCTTTCTTGGTCACGATGTACCTCCCGCCGTTCAGTTGCTGATCGGCTAGGTAGTCCTGGCGCGTGGGTCCGTCCCACTTCCTCAAATCGTAATCAGGGCTCCTGTCCGAGGAGTACGAGCCGGCCATCGATGCCTCCGAGCGCGCGTATGCGACGCCTGAGGCGACCTCAGCCGCCACCATGTTTGGTAGCAGGCTGAGGTAGATGTTCTTGCCGACGGAGTGATCTCCGGCGACGTGAATGCCCACTACTTTGCCTCTCTGGAAGACTGGTGCTCCAGACCACCCTGGGGTGGTCGAGCTGCCGTAGTGGATGCCAA